GGGAAATGGGGGAGTTCAAGTTCCGTATTATCATTCCCATCTACCAGGATAAACTATTGGTCAATTACTCAGGGCGGGCCGTTATTGATGGGATGGTGCCAAAGTACAAACATTGCCATAATGATCAGGCCGTTATCCCAGCCAAGCGATGCCTCTACGGTATAGATGAGGTAAAGGACAAGGTAATTCTTGTGGAAGGGCCAATGGATGTGTGGAGGATGGGTCCGGGGTCTGTAGCGTTGCTGGGAATGGAATGGACATTACATCAAGTTTGTAAGATTGTGAATAGGGGATTGAAAGAGATTTATGTTATGTTTGATGGGGAGTCTCTGGCCACGAGGAAAGCCCACAAGCTTGCTCACTTCCTGGCTGGTTTCATCCCTATGGTTGAGGTGCTGGAGCTTGACGAGGCCAGTCCTCATAACATGTTCCTGGAGGACGTTATCAAACTGAGAAAGGACATAGGACTATGAAAGGAAAATATGTAATGACAGACCGGGGACCTATCTTGTTTCCTGATAGCTTCGGACACCAAGAGTTTGCCTGGGCAAGCCCTACAAGTGCCGGCAAATTCTTTGTTGGGAATCTTGTGACCGTTTCGGGGAAGTCCATCGGGTTAGGATTGGCATCCAACAAAAAAGATGAACGACTCATTGAAGAAGCCTTTTTGATCTTGATTGATGCTGTCCAAAACTCCCCATTTAACCTGTTCAATAGGAAGGGTAAGGGACTTATAAGGGGAGAGTAATAATAACTCGTCCTTGGGGTCATTAGGGGCCTTTAAGGGGGAAGGAAAAGGGGAGGATTAGGGGATATAGTTATAATAGTAGTAATACTAAGAAAGGAGCTTGGGCTATGATGACCGTAAAGGGGTTTGATTTGTTGAACGGAAGAGACTTCGAGAACAGTGCCGTATTCGATGAGATACGAGCCACAATAAGGTGGGCAGAAAATGCTTTTGTTGTATTGGAAGGTGTAAGGGATGCGGTTGATCTTGATTTGAGAACAGAGAAAGGCTCTATGCTGGATGATCGAATTCGCTTGCTTCTGAAAGAGGCGAGTATTGGTTAGTCCTTTGTTTTCAAGGGATTACAAAAGACTCCCCAAGCAAGGCCCCTAACGACCCCAAGGACATGTTCATAGGGGAGGGTTAGGGACTTATAAGGGGGAAGGAAGAATAACTCGTCCTTGGGGTTGTTAGACCCCTTGCTTGGGGTAGTTTAGGGGAGGTTTAGGGGGCAATTTGAGAAACGGAGTTATAATAGGAAAGGAAAGGAAAGGAGTGGGGCAAAACCGGGTTCACTTTAGCTGGTCTATGATGCGAGGACCACAAGGTCCTATGATCCTACGTTGCGAATCTCAGAGATTCAAGATGCCCCACTGGGCTGTGGTTAATCACCTGATGTTTGTTAGGGCTCAGAATCATGCAGGTGCTGGTGGGGCTGGAAAATATATTTGTCAGCACTGTCTCATCTGCTCGGGAGAAACTGTTGAGTGAATGGAAATTTCCAATGCTTCCTGGTCGTACAATTAGGATAACAACGGGGTGTGGTCCCCTATTCATTACGATCAATTTCAAAGAGGAAAAGCCGTATGAGATATTTGCTCGATTGGGCAAGGCCGGGGGTTGTGCCTCTGCTCAGACAGAAGCAGTAGCCCGTCTGGCCTCTGGATGGTTACGGGGCGGTTTAGACATCCATAAGTTAGTGTTACAGTTGGTAGGTATTCGCTGCCATTTGCCAGTGGGTTTTGGTGCACAGAAGACTTTGTCTTGTGCGGATGCTATTGGAAAAGCCTTGAGGGAGGTATATGATGAAAGTGCTGTGGATTTGGAACATAGTAATGTCGGGCCTGCTATTCCTCCTGGTAGTGGCAATGATCGTCCTGGAGACTGCGGAGCGGGAATGGAAAAAATCCAGAGGACGACTTGCCCTGAATGTGGCTAAATCACGATAGGGGTCATTATGACAAGCAGAGAATGCTCTTGGTGTGGGACTCCAGTAAATACTAAGTTCAGAGAGAAAAAGGATTTAGAAGATAACACCCACTATTTTCATGATGGTGGAGGAGGGCCTGAATGCTGGAAAGAATACCAGGCGTGGTACACCGAGTATGCCGAGGAGGGAGAATAAGAGATGAGAGGTAAGGGGGCTCTTGCCGATAAGAAAGAGTATGATGTGAAAGAAAACTTGAAACTCGTCCGACTAAAAAACGAAAAGCATGGGTTCGCCTGGCAAAAGATTTATCCGGGGATAGCTCTGCTTGTAGGCATTAACGCTGCGTACCTTCTCTCCTATCTCGAAGGTAAGCTTCTTTTTTCCTGTGACGAATTAGATAAAGAAGGTTACTTTTGGAGGACGGACGAAGCTGTACAAAGTGACATGCCATTTTTGTCATTAACACAGATACAGTTGGCCAGAAAGAAATTGAAGGAGGCAGATCTAATAGACTTCAAGAGGAAAAGGATTCAAACAGATAAGACCACAAGCTTTGATTTTCGAATAGTCCACCACTATAGACTCAACCTAAAGTGGATGTTAACTGTATTAAATTCCTACCACGATCACGGTATAAAACAAGAGGGATAAGTTAAAAATGGAGAAGGTAAGCGAGCGCCACAGGGATGTTGCCCATCTATGGGCTGATAAAAGGATACCGAGGTTCTTTAGAAAAGTTTTTGAGAAGAAATGGAATCGTAGGTTTCGGGATGTCTATTTTGCGCTTTGCGAGATAGACTCTGACTTTAGTGAACGAAGATTCAGTAGTAATAGTCAACTTCGAAACCTTACCCAAACTTGTACAGCCTATTCTGGATTGGATCAGGTTACCGTTACTAAAATTATGCGCATGCTAAGATGGTTGGGGCTTATAGAGTACCAAAGGAAGAAAGACAAGTCTGGATGGGTAATAGGGTCTGATTTATTTTTATGCCGCTGGATAGACGAAGAGACACATATGCAATCGTTCAAAGATTGCCTGGGTCCAGAAGATAACAGCATAGATGTCTATGTCCTTATAAGGTCCTTCCCTTATAAGGAGATAACCTTAGATATTAAGAATCCTATAAGAATAGGAGAAGGAGATAAGAATCCTATAAGAATAGGAGATCCTTTTCTTAAGAAAGAAAAGTATAAGGATTTCACAAAACAACAAGAGAAGAGTAATGATATAAAGTCTAATGATATAAAGTCTAATGATATAAAGTCTAATGATATAAAGTCTAATGATATAAAGTCTAATGATATAAAGTCTAATGATATAAAGTATAATGATAGTAATAAGGGTAATGCCTGCTGCTTAGGAAAGCAGCAGGGAGAAGGACCACCAGGAGGTGGTCCTTTATCAAAACATTTAGATCTTCAGAAAGGTAGTGCTATTATGAAAGAAGACCTATCGCCCCGAGAGTCTCTTCGTAAGAATGGTTTACCCTCCTATAGAATACAAAGATCTCCTATTCGGGTATCTCCTATTGTTCAGCAGATCGTTGACCACTGGAATGGTTTAGGTCTTGTTCATCATAAATCATCCACTAATGTATTTGCCCAGTCAGCTAAAGCCATACGACATCTCCTATCAGGGGAGTTTGTCTGTTCTAAGCTGCCCGAGTTAAACAGTAAGGTGTTTACCCCGGAAGAGATCTGTCAATCTATGTACGAGTTTTCCCTGGCTGCTCTGGATGAGTCCTACTCCCCGACCGGTTCCCTAAAGAAGACCTATCGTGGAACTTCTTTGTGTAACTTTTTTTACAATCCCCGGTGGGAGGGAGAGATAGCAAGTCTATTTCTAAGATATTTGAAAGCTCCCGCAGAATTGTCCTATAAAGGGGTCCCTCTTATCGAAGACAAGTTTCCAGATATCTCTGCTCGGTTCCTTTCATTCTGTGATAAGCGCAAGAAGAAAGAGGAGGAACTATCTAACAAAGACATTAACTGCTGTCGCTTGGGAGCAGAGAGGCTGGTAAAGTTTTTCAAGCGCTATTGCTTTATCAAGGGGTGGTCGTCCCCGGAGGAGTTAGTGGATAGCGTTTTTCATGCTATACGCCAGGATGAAAAGGAGACGGGACATGTATTTATGCCTGCCTGGCTGTGTACGAGTTATACGTGGGAGTTGCGGGTTCCAAGAGCATTTGACATTAAGGTGGTGAGAACACCCAAGGATCGACAGGGTAAGCCTAAAGATCAACTGGATTATATGTTGGGCTATGGGACAGAGGAAGCAGAGGAGTATGATTGATGGTAATTGGTAAAACTCTAAAACACCCCTTTTAACATGTTCAGTGGGGTAGGTAAGGGACTTATAAGGGGACAGGAAAGAAAACGTGTCCTTGGGGTCGTTAGGGGCCTTTAAGGAGGAGTTAAGGAGAGGGTTAGGGAGGGGAATTCCTCTTTGGGGCAGAAAAGGGCAAGAATAGGAGAGAGAATTGCAAATTACTCGTCGTCGCATAGACAATAGGATGGAAGAAAAAGTACTGACAGGCTTGATCGTTTCTACAAACTATTCCAAACAGGCTACTCAGCTTATTTCCCTGGAACATTTCCAAGCGGAGCATTGTCGCCCGGTAGCGCGCTGGTGCTTACAGTATTTTAGAAAGTATAAAGTAGCTCCTGGTCGTCATATTCAGGATCTATACGAGCAGCATAAGAAGCGGATGACCCCAGAGATCATCAGTCTGACTGAGGACTTCCTGGCTCGACTATCCTCCGAGTATGAGCGGGCGGAATCTTTCAATGCTGAATATCTTCTCGACCAGACGATAAATTTCGTCAAGGAGCGGTCTCTTGGTATTCTGAAGGATCAAATAGAGGTGCTGCTGTCTGAGGGCAAAGCAGATGAGGCGGAACAGGCTACCCTGGAATATCGGCAAATTGAAAGACGCTCTCTGCCTGTAGTAGATTTGTTTGATTCAGATACTGTGGATAGATTGCTGTCGGAGGAGGGTCGGGTAGGGGACGAACTATTTTCTCTTCCGGGGGCAGTAGGGGAGATGGTCGGACCTTTGTTGCGGAATACTCTGGTCGGGGTGATGGGGGCAACAGGTAGGGGTAAGAGTTTTATTGTGCAGGAGTTGGGGATGGTAGCAGCCACGAAAGGATTGAATGTCTTGTACTTCTCCTTGGAGATGGGGGAGCGGTTGCTGGGTATGAGGTTTTATCGTAGGCTTACGGGCAGGGTGAAACCTACTTTCCAGAAAGGAGAGACGTTACTTTATCCGATTTTTGATTGTCAGGGGAATCAGACAAATAGTTGTTCGTTGGATCGAAGAAGAAATACCATAAAGCTGAAGGGGACTCCCACAAATATCTCCAGCTTCTACTCGAATGCTCGATATGTCCCGTGCACTGCTTGTAGGGAGGAAGTTAGAGGGGACTTCGATCCGGGGTTATGGTGGTATGAGAAAAAAGTCCAGAAGGTGGATAAGGTTTCCATTCAACAGTTTTTACGTGGATCTGAAATTCATTACGGAGGATTGAAGGGTCGGTTGCATATCTTGTGCCAAGCCCGGCTTACTTTGACCCAAGTAGAAAATTATATGAATTGTTTGGAGGATGATGGTTTTGTCACTGATGTTCTCATTGTGGATTACCCCGCGATTATGGCATCCGAGTTCAAATCAGATGATCGTCGGGAACGTCTGGACGATATCTGGCAGCGCATGAAAGTTTTGAGCGGAGTAAAACATTGCGTGGTTTTGGCGCCCACTCAGTCGAATAGGAGGGGTGCGACGAGAAGGAGCCTTGCCCAGATTGATGTAGCGGACAATTGGGGGATTCCGCAGCACGTTGATGACTTGATTACGATAAACCAGTTGGAAGGGGAGAAGCGCTCTCTGGTGGCCCGTATGGGGATGGTGAAGAAACGAGAGGATGAGTTCGATACGGGTCGGGAATGTTTGGTCTTACAGCAGTTGGATGTGTGCAGTATGATTTTGGATTCTGAGTGGTTGAACTTCTCTTCTACGTGGGCCAAGAGGATTAGGGGTCGGGAAGAGGAAGTTGAGTAGGGGATTGGGAGAAAAGGGGCTATAATAAGTATAGGAGGAGATATGCAGAAAGCCTGGTGCTTGATAACTCTGTTTGTTGTGCTGTTTTTTGTTGGCTCGCTTTTTCGATTGTGGTAGAGAGGAGAAGGTATGATTCGGTGGGTCTGCTGCGCGTGTGGCAGAATTCTATTGGAAGAGAACGATAGTAGGGACGAACGTACCATCAAAGGCGGATCGGAAAGATGCGATATGTGTATGGTGGAGGTGAAACGTGAATCTCTGGATGGATGATTTTTGGGTTTCCTCCAATGGTATGACAGTATGCGTAACAGTGTCCAGAAAGTCTGGGTTGATACAAGAGGCCCCACCAATTGTCAGGAAGTTTGTGGGGCAACCCTTGGTGAATTTGTCTCGTTGGATGCAGAGGCAAGGCGGATTCCAGATTGAGTCGTTGAGAGGAGCCTGTTGCGATGAGTGAGAAGGTCAGAGTGGTTGGCATATTCAATTCTATTGATGGTGAGGTAAATCGCTGGGGTCAAGGTACGCCCACTACATTTATCCGTTTTGCCGGATGCATCCCTCCATATTGCATTCTATGTGATACTCCTTGGAGTCAACGAATGGATGCCCCTTTGGTTAAGGAAATGACGGTGGAGGAAATTGTACAAGAGGTTCAGCGAATAGGATGCCCGAAGGTAACAATAACCGGGGGAGAGCCCTTACTTCAGATGGATGGGTTCGTGGAGCTAATCAAACGATTGGGGGGTTTAATATTTAGTGTTTCCGTTGAAACCAGCGGGCTTGTTGATCTGCCCCGTGTTGGTTGGGGTCTTAAAGAGGTTGGGTCATGGGTAGTTGACTGGAAAATGGCGTCCTCGGGAAGGCCGACAGAACAGCTGAGACAGATTGATAGGTATGAAGGGCTGAGGAAGTTTGACTGGGTCAAATTTATAGTAGGTTCCGAAAGTGAGTGTGGAGAGGCAATGTTCTGGGCTGAGAAACTAATGGAGAGATGTCAAGCTCGCTTTGCTCTGAGTCCGGTCATGGGAATTCCTGGGTGGGGTCCGGCGGAGGTAGTTAGGTGGGTCCAGAATAATCGAGCATGGCATTTTGCTCTGTTTCCTTCAGATCCACAAATATATATGGCCAGCGGCCAGAGTAGGGCAGGAGTACTAAATAGTTGATTCTAAGGGGATTGTAAAAAGGTTTGTAATTTTTGCAACTTTTCTTAGGGGAGTTGAAGAAAAAGGGTTATAATAGAATTAGAGTTGGTAGTAAGAATTCCTAAACCAAAACGTATTTGTCAAGGAGGAAGAAAGATGGATCGGAAGCAAGTATTGGCTGCAATCAAGATAGTGAATGAGCTGCTGCCCAAGGACAAGAAGATTTCCTTTTTCCTGAAGCAGGACGCGTTGGAGGCCACGTTCCTGAAGTCCATCGAGGATCTGGACGAGGGCGTGCTGAAGTCCATCGAGAAGAGGGTGCCGGTGGATTACAAGCTGTTGGTCACAGTGCAGAATGCCCTGGTGGACGAGGAGGAGGCTCGTCATCAGGACAAGTTGTCTCAGTCGAAGGAGAGTGAGGTTACTACCAAGCCTGCGAAGGAGCCCAAGGCCAAGAAGGAGCCCAAGGCCAAGGAGCCCAAGGCCAAGAAGGAGCCTGATGGTCTGCCCTACAGAGAGGGTAGTGGGGCTAGGAGGATCTACGAGGCTCTGTACGTGTCCGGCAAGTCTGGTCTTTCTGCTGCTGGTTTGGTGGGCAATATCGATATTGTATCTTCCAATCCGGAGGGAAGGGCAAAGCATATTCTTGGCGAACTGGTTCGGGATGGTTTCGCTTCCAAGAAGGAAGGAAGGTACTTTATCTCCGCTGATGCCAAGTAGCTAATTGGCATTATATCTGTTTGATGGCGAGGGAAAATGGCAACCGAATGTGTCTGCTGCTTCGGTTGCCATTTGTCTCTTCATTTGATCTATCTGGAAGGAGAAGTAGGTGAAACTTGTCATATTGGGAGCGGGACTTTCAGGACATATGGCGTATGGTTTTTTTCGTGGTTTATCTCCTGTGGTGTTTGATAGAAAGGAAGAGAGTAGATCCTTCTTGTCGGAACATAAGGCTGTGATGAGATTTAAGGAGCCATATGCAGGCATGTTGCTTGGAGTACAGATAGAGCAGGTTACTGTTCATAAGCAAGTGATGATGGATGGTAACCTGACGGATGAATGTAGTATAAGAGCTAATAACCTTTATTCCAGGAAGGTGTCTGATGGCTTGTCTGCAAGATCGCTTGGAGAGCTTGGGCGGGTAAAGCGGTATGTTATCTGCTCGGAGGAGATGCCAAACAATAGGTTCAACTATGGATTTAGTCTTATTGCGGTGACAAAAGGCAAGCTGTATTTTTCTACAGCTAATTCGGAGAATCCTGACTGTGTAGTTGAATATGATATGTGCATAAGTACTATCCCCATCATTTACCTTGCGAAGCTTGTTAAACCTATGGTGTTTAAGGACAACTCAGAATCCGAGTTTGGGTATGTACCTATCTATACTGTGTCGGGAGAGTTGGGTTTTAGTTCCAGCCTTCATCAAACTATCTATTATCCTGATAGAGACCATTCCGCTTACAGAGCTACCCTGGAAGGCAAACACATTATCATAGAATCTTTGTCAGAACTGGGATCTGACGAATTGGAATCTATTTTGGGAAATTTTGGTCTGTTCTTGCCTGATGTAGAAAATTTGAAAAGACATAGACAGGAGTTGGGCAAGCTCTATTCCACCAGGGACGATGATAGAAAAAACATGATTATGTGTTTGACGAGAGAATTTGATATCTATTCTATTGGCAGGTATGCAATCTGGAAGCAGGTCAGATCAGATGATTTGGTGCTTGATTTGAGGCATGTTTCTAAACTCATGAGACTTACTGCTATAGGGAGAGAATATGCAAGTTACCTTGGTTAATTATACAGACAGGGCCCGGGAAATTCTGATTCTTGCCAAAAGGACCAGACAGCTTAGGAACGCTATGGCTTGGCAGGATGTGATTAGCCTAAGCGAAGAAGAAAAGATAAAGGAACTGTCGTATGTGTTTAGCACTGTTGGCTCGTCTTGGGAGTTCGTCAATTATACCTTACTCCTGACAGGAGTTACCAGAGCCTTTACACATCAGCTTGTTAGGCATCGTACAGGTATTAGTTATGCTCAGCAAGCTCAAAGGGTTGCTTCTATGGATGGCTTTGAGTATTTGGCTACAGGAGGCTGCAGGGATAGCGAATCTTATCGCTCTTGCATGGATAATATTCAGATTTACTACCAGAAGCTTCTGGAGGAGGGAATAAGCGTACAGGATGCCAGGGGAGTGTTGCCAACAAATATATTGACCAACATATTATTCTGTGCTAATTTGCGTACCATAATCCATATTCTTGGAGTTAGGCTGTGTTTGAGGGCACAAGGTGAATTTCAAGTGGTGGCAAAGGCTATTAGGGATAAAATATTGGAAGTTCACCCATGGTTGGATAATATGTTATTGCCATATTGCTTGGTGTATGCATCTTGCCAATGGGAGAATTTCCCGGATTGTCCTCTGATAACTTCGGTTCCTTCTCTTGATAGGAGGAGAAATAAATGGCCTTATGAGCAGGCTAGGAAGACCTGGGAAGAAGTCTCTGGAACTGATTTTCAACCTTTGGTAAAATAATGAGCCATTTTGTGTCTGCCAGCGAATCTTTCTTGTCTATCACCAGCAGACTTCTCAAGTCAAGGGTTTACGGAGAGTCCGTCAACTATAATGTGGACTGTGTACCTACCGAGTCTGCTTTGTGGAACGATGATCAGGATCGTAAACTTATTCAAGCATTTGATAAGGTCTGGTATGATCGCACAGCTTTTAAGTATGGGGTGGAAGTGCCATGGAGTGATTGGTTATTGGAATCTGGGTTCCCAGTATCTCTATATTCTGATTTGGGGGAGGATCTATGGGCCTTGGTGGATAAATTGGGGAGATCTAAATACCATATGGGCAAGTATGGTAAGGATTCTGACCACAGTTTCTTTTCTTCTCTGTGCAGGCCTCTTGCAAGTGGCAAGAGTTTTATGCAATATTTCCTGGATAGATTTTGTAACAGAAGATTTAGATCTCATCCCAATTTCTATTTCGATTTGGTGCCTGCAGAATGGATTTGGGAAGAACTAATTAGGAATCCTAAGCAGATAAAGACGGCCCGTGCAGCTAAGTTCTGTTGTACTAATATATTTTTTCGCTGGATTCCAGAAGAAGAAAGATTATTGGTTGGCTGGATCATGAAGCATGTTATGTGGTCTCATTTTCTTCAGGATGTATATTCTCCTCGCAATATGGCTTTTGCTATAGCTAAAGATCTTGGAATCGATAGAATTGCGGTTAGTGTTTATGTGGTTTCTGCAGCTATGGATTCTGCAAAGAGAGCCAAGGAGATAACTGGTCTTATTGGGGGGCAAGTAGTAAGTTAGGCTCTGTCTTGTAATAACCCCGCTTATGGGGAGATAACCTATGGTTCTGTGGTTAATTTAAGGAGGTAGTGTTGGATGTCTAGGGTGATTGATATATTAGGAGGGGATATATCTGTTTTCAAGGATAGGAATGAGTTGTACGGTTCTGGTTATAAAAAGCATGGTGATGTTATGCGATCCCTGTTTCCTGCAGGTTTGACTCTTAAAACTTCGGAGGATTTTGGTAGGTTTGCTCTTTTGGATCTCGTGGTGGTTAAGCTTGTCAGGTATTCTGCAAGGTTTCTATTTCCTGGAGATGGTATCGATTCTCTCAGGGATCTTAGAACGTATGCATGTATGCTGCAGGAAATGGATGAGGAGTCCAAAGATGAATCCATGTAATGTTCTCATTACAGGAGGAGAGCAGGGATTGGGCCTTGCAATATATGATAGGCTTGCTGATGCAGGGCATTGCATGCATAATATACCTGGTAGAGAAATACGCCAGGCAATAGAAGATGATGTTCTGTATGAGTTTTTGAAGGGCTTTGTAGATGATGTTCTATTTAACAAATACGATCTTAATCCCGTCACGTCTGGAATTAGGATATCCGCTATTATAAATAATTATGGTATTAACCATCTATCCTGGATAGGTGATACTCCAAAGGAAGATGAACAGATCATATTGGCGAACCTGATGGTTCCCTATTGGGTCGTTAATTTTGTACGCGAGCATGGCTGTGTGTGCAGAGTTGTAAATGTGGCATCTCAGGTGTATAGGGTGGCACAAAGATGCACATCTCTTTATTGTGCATCTAAGGCCGGTCTGGTGCAGATGACTAAGGTGATGGCCAGAGAATTGGCTCCTTTTGGCTGGGTGATTAATGCAGTTGCTCCTGGTAAGATAGAAGGGACCAGGATGACTGAGCTTACTGATAGTCAGGTGCTTGAGATTAGAGGATGGAAGGAAGAGGACGCTATTAGGTATGCATTGAAGAATATACCTATGGGCAGGTTTACTGATATAGCAGAGATAGCGGATCTTGTGGTTAAGGTGTTGGACTTGCCGGATTATGTTAATGGGACTGTTATCGATTCTTCTGGAGGTCAATGATGGGATGTTCTGTTCATACGGTCTGTGTTGATTTTGATGCAGTGATTGCCAAATATGACATCTGGAGAGGTAAGGGGGTCTTTGGGGAGCCAGTTGATGGTGCTATTGCTGGCCTGCAGAGACTAAAGAATAGTGGCTGGAAAATTATTGTGTTCACGACGAGATCTGAAACAGATCAGGTTAAGGAATATCTGGTGTCTAAGGGTATTCCATTTGATGCTATAAATTTCAATGAGGAGAACATAGACCAGGGATGTAGTCTGTGCAAGCCCTTGGCAGATGTATATCTTGATGATAGGGCTGTTGTGTTTGAAGGGGATTGGGGCATTGCTGTTGATAGGGTACAGTCTTTTGTTCCTTGGTTTAGGAAGTTATAGGAGAAGACGATGCCAGAGGACTATTATTGCAATATGCACGTTCATGATGAATATAGCATACTTGATGGTTTGGGGTCTGGTGCTAAATATGCGGTTCGTGCTAAGGAGTTGGAGCAGAGGTATATTGCCATAACTAACCATGGCAATATAGATGGTGTAATCAAGTTCCAGCAGGCCTGTGAGGAAGCTGGTGTTAAGTCCATTATAGGATGTGAGGGATATATCGTTCTTGATGCCAAAGATAAGCAGAAGGGGGAAAAGCGTTCCCACATAGTTCTGTTTGTCAAGAATGAGAAGGGATGGGTGAATATCAAGAAGATTCTGACCTATGCCAATATAGAAGGTTTCTATTACAAACCTCGTTTTGATCCGGAGTTTCTTCTTGCCCATTGCGATGGATTGGCCATTTCTACAGCTTGCTCATCTTCTTTTCTTTTCCAAGATTGGGGAGAGGACCTGCTGACTGAGCTTTCTGATAGGACAGAGGTGTTTCTTGAGATAATTCCTCTGGTTGGGTTTGAGCCTCAAAAAGCTGTGAATGAGTATAAGGTTCTTCTCCATAGAAAGTATGGACTCCCTTTGTTGGCTACGAATGATTGCCATTATGTTTTGCAGGGAGAAGATGATATACACGAGGCTCTTCTATGTATAGGTGGAAAATATAAGCTGTCAGATACTAATCGTCGTAGATTTGAAGCTAAGAATCTATACTTAAAATCTGGTAGGGAGATGTTAACTGCTTTGCGTCAGCAGGGTGTAGTGGACAGCAAGCTTTCTGAGCAGGCTGTGTATAATTCTATTTCTTTGGCAGAGCTTTGTTCCAATTTTAGGATAGAAAAGATCTCTGTTTATCTTCCTAATGTTCCAGGAATACCCTCTGGGGAAGAGGATAATTTTATCAGAAAATTGTGTGCTGAAAAATTAAAGCTATATTTTGGAGAGAGGGATAATTTTTCAGATTATCAGTCTCGCTATGAGGAGGAGATAAACTCTATTTCTGGACAAGGATTTATCAGATATTTTCTAATAGTATGGGAACTGATTAGCTGGTGTAGGAACAATGATATAATGGTGGGGCCGGGTAGGGGAAGCTCTGGTGGAAGTTTGGTATCATATCTGCTTGGCATAACACAGGTAGATCCAATTAAGTTTGGTCTTCTGTTCTCTCGTTTTATTTCCCCGGCTCGTATAGATATACCAGATATAGATATGGATTTTGAGGACATACATCGCCCACGAATTAGAAAGCATTTGGAGGATCTGTATGGACAAGAATGTGTAGCTGGCATATCTACATTTTCTAAACTGAAGGGCCGCTCGGCTATAAGGGATGTGGCAAGGGTTTATGATGTTCCTATGATCGATTCAGATAAGGCTGCTAAGGCGGTTGTAGTACGGTGTTTGGATGGGGACAGCATGGTGTACACAGTCGAAGGACCAAAGGCTATTAGGGATTTGGCGGGATCTTCTGGTTTTAGAGTATCTTGTCATGGACATGGTAGTAGGAGAGAAACAAGGGAGGTTGAGCAAGTTTTCGTGAATCCAGATATGGACATGTTTGAGATGACTCTGGAATCTGGTAAGAAAATTATTTGTTCAGCAGAGCATAAATTCTGGTCCAAATATTCTCATATTTATAATGGGAAAATATATAGCAATGTAGGGTGGCGTAAGCTGAGAGATTTGAAGCCCACAGACAAGATACTTACGTATGAGCATTGCGAAGTTTATTCCCATTGTAAGCAATGTGGTAAGATAATATATAGAAAGAGGAATAGAGATCGAAGTTTCTGTAGTTTGTCTTGTCTTGCTATATATAAGAATTTGCACGATAATCCGTTGAGAAATTCGGTTAATCTGGAGAAGATGAAGAGATCCAAGAAGGGTAAGGGATGTCGGTGGCATATAGATCCAGTTAAGATGGCCTCGTTCAAGGAGAAACAGAGAGCCAGAGCTAAAAATAGATTTTGAATATGATGGTCAGCTGCACAAGCATTTGTGCGCGAAAGATGCAGCTAGGGATAAATATCTTATTAGTATAGGATGGTCTGTTGTTAGGTTCTCTCACAGAGAGTTTAGCGACAGAGGTATTGTACTCAATAGAATTAAGGAGACTATCAATGCAGTTCGAACGAATTAGGTCTATTTCTTCTGTAGGAAAGAGAAAGTCTTATGATTTGTCTATCAAAGGCAGATGGAAGGGATATTTGGCGAATGGTATACAAACCCATAATTCTGGAGGAGATTTTCGCAGTTCATTTTCAGCCCAGGATGCTATGGATGTTTTTGAAGACGCTAAGGAATTTAGAAGGAAATACCCAGAAGCAGCGGAGGCTTGTGTTAAACTTGAGGGACAGGTTAGAGGTTCTGGGCAGCATGCGGCCGGAATAGTTGTTTCTAAAGACAGTCTATATGATGGACTTAATGCTGCTCTTGTAACCAGATCTAAAGAGGAGGTGCTTGTTAATTGGGACAAGGAGGATGCAGAGTATATGGGGCTTATGAAGCTGGATGTTCTTGGTCTCAATGCTCTGACTATATTGCACGAGACGTCCAAGCTTGTGGAAAAGTCTTCGGGAATTCCTATAGATTTTATTTCTCTTCCACTGGATGATGGGGCTGTGTTTGCAGAGTTTAGTAATGGAAATAACATAGGGTGTTTCCAGTTTTCCTCTCTTGGCTTGCGTAAGCTGTGCCAGGAAATGGGAATAGAAAATTTCGATTTGCTTGTGGCTGCAAATGCTCTGCATAGACCAGGAACGCTCAGATCGGGGGCAACGACAGAGTTCATTCTCAGGAAGAAGGGCGAAAAGCAGGTTGTGTATAAACACCCTTTCATTGAGGAAATAACTAAGAGCACATTTGGCATCATACTCTATCAGGAACAGGTTATGAGGTTTATGTATGAATTGGGCGGATTGGGTTGGAGAACTGCAGATACTGTCCGCAAAGTTATAAGCAAGTCCAAGGGTGTCGAGCAGTTCCTCAAATTCAGGGAGATGTTCGTTGAGGGGTGCAAGGAGAGGAAAACTCTTGATGAGAAGACAGCAGGAGAAATGTGGGACGAGTTGGCCTCTTTTGGTAGTTATTCGTTCAATTTGTCACACAGCGTGGAATATTCTCTGATCTCGATGTGGGATATGTGGTGTGTTGCTGGAAGGACAATGATATGGGATTGCGATAGAAATGCATATATTACGGTAGCTAAGGCATATAGGGAAGGAATAGTTAATACTATATCTATGTTTCCAGACGGCTCTACGAGACCTAATCGTGTATTGAGAATAATTAAGACAGGGGACAAGTTCAAGGGTAAGAAGCCTGTGTATGCTGTGAGGCTGAAGTCTGCCAAGAGGCTGTATTGTACCATGGAACATAAAATACTTACTCCTGATGGATATAAGAAACTGTCAGATTTGCGGGTTGGTGATTTTGTGGCAGCAGAGAAAAGAGTAACACCACATAACTCATCATGGTCCTTGAAAGTGAGAGCTTCTCTGAAATCTTTTTGGAGGAGTAAGGGGACAAAATATAGAAAAGATAGAACCAAGCCTTGTAGAAATGTTAGTGGCATACTTGCAGGAGATCACGAGCATAGAAGTAATATGGCGAAAGATAGGTGGAAAAATGCAAGTGAAGAAAAACGAGCAAGGATGTTTAATAATTGGATTCTGACTGCAAGTAGGTCAAAAAATGGTTATTATAGCAATAGATTTGTTGGCAGAGCTTCAGATGGGCATAGGGTGTTTTCCAAAGGAGAATTGCTGGTTGATGAATGGCTTACTTCTCACGGATTAAAGCATGACAAGGAGATATTGATAGGAAGAAAGTTTGCTGATTTCTTGGTTGGTGGTGTGTATATTGAGTATGATGGGGTTGGAAGAGAAGACATTTACTTTGAGGAAAAGTTTGGTGACGAACCTTTGCTGGTTTTGAAGCCTGGAGACGATTTGGATGATAATTTATCTTTCTTGCTTGAGGCAAAAGAGGCTGTGTGCGGAAGGCAAATCATATATGAGCAGATAGTTAGCATAGACTATTGGAAGGATTGTCCTGTTTACGATCTGGTTATGGATGAGCCAGCGCATAATTTCTTGGCAAATGGTGTGGTTGTCCATAATTGTAAGATTCATCACCCACTTGAATTTATGGCAGCAAGCCTTTCTTGGGGATCTGATAATAAAAAGTCGGATTTGGTTGAAGAGGCTTTCCGTATGGGAATTGATGTCTGTAGGCCAACTGCTGGCATATCAAAATCCAAGGAATGGGCTGTGCACGATGGTAAACTCTATGTCCCATATATAGAGATAAGGGGATTAGGGGACAAAACTGTCGAAGCTGTAGAGGGTTATATTGATGGTATTATGGCAGAGCGTGGAGGTTCTGGTAACGGGTTTTTTGAGAAGAAAGCGTCTGCCAGGATGAAAGGCAAGGTAGCAAATATATTGGCAGATGTAGGGGTTATGGAGCCTATAGATGCTGAAGTGTCCAGCGAGGAGCTTAGAAGGATATCTGAAAAGTATTTTGACTTTTCTCTTGATAAAGATCCTATGCGAAAGTTTAGATACATGCTGGATAAGCTTGGCAATGGCTTGAAATTTTCTAAGCTGGTAGAGCTTTCTGGATATGAGGTATTCAAGGATCTTAGGTATTACTTTGGCAGAATGACAGAGATTAAGTTTGGCTACAGAGGAAAACTTGATACTCTTGCCAAAAGGTTGGGGGCTTCTGGCACATCTGATGCGCTTGGTGGTGTGTATGGAAACATAGCAGATGATACTGGATTTTCTATGATTGTGTTCTCTCCTGATTTGTATGCATCAAAAAAGTCGGAAATAGAGCATTGTAGTGGTAAGTGGATGATAATCAAAGCTGACAGACCAACAAGAGCAACCAATATATTTTGCAAAGAGGTATGGATGGAGGAGGATTTGCTTTCTGGAAATATTGCGGGTTTGGGGTTGTGTTTGGCAGAGAGAAGATTTGTAAGAGATGCTGGGGATCAATTCTCTCTTGTGGCTTGTGATATGTGCGATTTGCGTAGCGAGGCCAGACAGGTGGTTCTGCCAAGTTTTGGCAAGTACAATGTGGCTATATGTGGGGAAGCGCCCGGATCGGAAGAGAACAGAAAAGGAGTCGGGTTTGTCGGAAAGACAGGTGCTATGCTTTGGGAAAAGTTAGCAAAGAGGGGACATAAAAGAGAATTGTTTCATGTGACTAACGTTGTCAAGTGTTTTGTGGATCCTAATGTTGAGATTTATACATCTAAGGGGCCCAAAAAAATTTGCGATATCCTGGTGGGAGATATTGTGCTATCTCATAAAGGTAAATTTAGTAAGGTAATTTGGGTTCGTCCCCATGAGAAAATGCTTAGAGGAGAGAAACTTGTGAAGATTAAGTATCGTATTTCTTTTAACAGCAAATGCACCAAGTCTGTCGTGGTTACTCCAGAGCATCCTTTTCTGGTTGGAGGCAAGTGGGTTGCCGCGAGAAATATAAAGCCTGGAGATGGGCTGAGGGTCTTGGCTAAAGGATGCTTGAACTGTGGGAATAATATACCTTCTTGCTCTCGTATTGATTTTTGCGATCGTTCTTGCTCGGCGGCATATAGTAATAAAAATAGGAGTTGGTCTCAGGAGTCCTTGGACAAAAAGTCAAAATCTATGAAAGAGCTTTATAGAAGTGGTGTGCTGGATAGAAGCAGTATTGCAAGGAGAGCTAACGATAAAACGAGAGAAGAGGTGTCTAAGGGGACATTTCATTTGCAGAAGGGGAATAGGACATTTACCCATCCTTGGAAGGGACTTGATAAATATAGCGATGAAAGGATTAAGGAGGCAACTGAAAAATCTTATAGAACTAACAAAAAACCTGGTCTATTTAGCAGGCTACCTGAAATTGGTAGGAGAGCTCTTGATGGATATTATAGTAATCATGATCGTATCATTCGCCCAAAGAATAAAGGTACCAAGATAGAATCAATCATGGCATGGGCATTGAGGAAGTGTGGTTTTAGCGATTTCAAACAGAACAAGTACATACAAGGTTATTATCCTGATATTCTATTTGAAGATGATAGGGTTATTGTGGAATGTGATGGGGTGTTCTGGCATAGTAGGGAGAACAGCAAAAAGGGAGACCAGCGTAGAGATTCTATTTTATCTGGTCTCGGATTCACAGTGCTGCATTTTACAGATGAGGAGATAAAGAAAGATGTTTTCGCTTGCGTTGGGGAGGTTTCTCGTGTATTGAGGAATCACAGGCGCGAGTATAGTTTTGTTGATGTCGAGGTGGTAAGTGTGAAAGAAGTTACTAACTATGTCACTAAGAGGCTGTACAATTTTGGGGTGGAGGGAGATGAATCTTATATTGCCAATTCTGTAGTCTCCCATAACTGTTTTCCGGCTTCTACAAAGACTCCTGCTAAGAAGCATATACACATGTGTGGCAAGTGGCTTAGAGAAGAGTTGCTCAGGCTTGATCCTTTAATTATTTTGGCGTTTGGTAATACTTGCGTTAAGTTTTTCAAGGATCTTGATTCTGGAATCAGTAGCTTGAATGCTACTGTTGAATGGAATGAGGAATATAAATGCTGGATATGCTGGAGCATGCATCCGGCATCTGTTTTATACCATAGAGAAAATGAGCCTATGCTTGATGATGCTTTGGATGTGTTCTGTGATAGGTTAAGAAATCTGGCAGGACTGTAGTCAACTACCCCGACCACAAGGGTCGGGGTTTTCTCTCGCAGGATCATAAAAGGGGAATTCGGGAAACGGAGCTATAATAAAAATAGGGAGGGATTTATGGAAAGAGATTTTGTTAAGGAATTGAAGATCGATAAGATGTCTTTGGATGAGGAATGGGAAGAGCAGTCCATTAAGTTTCTGAAGGCTGCCATGAAGGCGATTGATGCGCAGAGCAATCGGGACTTAGCTATGGTTCGTCTGGACACCGTCAGGGCTGAGGTGGAGGATACCATTCGGAAAGATCCGAACGGCCATGGAATTGATAAAATTACGGAGTCGGCGGTCAAGGGCCAGGTGGTTCTGAGTGAAGAAGTGCAGAAGGCCGAGCGTGACTATCTGGACATGGTTACTGATGCGAAGGTCTTGGACGCGATGGTTAAGGCCCTGGATCAGAGGAAGCGGTCCTTGGAGAATTTGACCCAGTTATTCCTGGCCGGGTATTATGCTAAGCCGTATGTGCCGGAAAAGGCCAGGGAGTTATCTTTGGAAGCTCGGCACGAGGAACAGGTTAAGGGATTGGAGAGGAGTCCTCGGTTGAAGAGGAAGTTGTGATGGTAAAGCATGGCGGCGGTGGGCATAAGATAAGACCCATCATCGAGCGCTCCCATAAATCCCAGGCTGAAGTTTCCCCGCCTCGGGGACTTCGAGGAGCGGGAGATGGCCGAAAGCGGTGGAGGAAGAGTAACTCCCGTGAAGCCGCGAGTAAGCCCGCCATGCTAATTTGAAAGGAGGGGAATATGAAAAGAAAAGGAACGGTTCTTCTGGTTGTATGCTGCATGGTTTTGGTGGCTTCCTTTGGTGCTGTTACAGGTTATGCCGATGATCAGATCTCGTTACAGTTGCTTCGACCAACGCATTCTGCCGAGCCGAGACCGACGCAAGTACCTGAGCCCGTCACAATCTCTCTTCTCGCAGTTGGTTTGGTATCAATAGGGCTGGGCTGGAAGCGACGGGGAAGGTAAGGGGAATGGCAATGCCGAACGAAGTGGTATGGTTTGGAACTATTTTAATTCGATTGCTGGAAGTCCTGGCAGGCATTGTGGCTGCTCTGCTCTTGGGCTACGTGTTTGTCCGAATAGCTTCGTTCGGGGCGGCTCGCTCATGGTTCCATGTGAGGGAAGAATTTTACAGAAAGGAGAAACCAAAAGAGGACGAGAATGATAGGACCAGCAAAGAGAGTGTTGAAGTGGGAACAAATCTAAAAGGAAAAGAAGGGAGAAAAAATGAAGTATGATCGTAAAAGTATGGCAGAGGAGTTGATGAACCGAGGTCGGGAGTCCTACGCTACTAAGGATCGAGGAGGTAGCCGGGCATCTTCCGTTCTGAAGCCGGAACTGGGAATTCTCACCTGGTGGGCGGGAGAGGGCTTGCACTTGCTGGACATCATTCCGTACATGACCAACGTAGCAGGGAAGGATGACAAGGACAAGCGGGGGTTACATCCAGACCCGAAGGTCAAGCCCGGGAAGCCAGATTATCGGTGGGAGGGATATCTGCATAGGTTCATTGGTCCAGCGGATCAAGATTTCGTTTGTCCCTTGACTACGTATCATGTAGGACATCGGTTGTATGGGGATTGTCCAATTTGTGAGAAGCGCCAGCAGATGATTGAGGAGGGCAATCCTCCGGGTATTACGGCAGAGGAGTATTACCAGAAGGTGATATCCCCACTGCGTCCCACTCGATACTGTCTTTACAATATTATCTGCTACGACAAGGGTGAGCAGGACAAGGGCATTCAGGTGTGGCCGGTATCCCATTACCAGTTTGAAAAAGAGATCCAAGCTATATCCCACAAGGCGCGAGGTGGGGGAGAAGTGCATTTCGCTCTACCAGAGAAGGAGTTGGGAAAGACCATTCAGTTTACGCGGACAGGGACGGGCAAAACCAATACCAGCTATTCTGGTTATGCGTTTGAGGATCGGGATTACGATATTGACGATGGCACCTTGGACTCTGTTTATTGCCTGGATGAGATTGTTTATGTCCCTTCCTATGCTGAGATTCACGATGCCTTTTTCGCCAGTGCAAAGTCCGAGGGTCTGGGCAGGGGAAGGGATTCTGAGGTACTGAATGCGGAGGAGCCTGAGGAGCGGTCTTCCAGGTTAAGGAGAGAGGATACTCCCGAGAGGGAACAGCCGAAGGAAGACCTGGGGCGTCTACCACAGAGGGGTCGTAGGGCAGAGTCTGCACAAGAGGCGAGTAAGGTTGAAGGAGATTGTCCGCGAGGTCACGAGTTTGGGGTCGATATTGACCAGTTCCCTGAGGATTGTAAAGACTGTGTGACAGAAAAGTATGATGCCTGTGGTGAGAAGGCTGATGAGATTGAGACAGAACGTAGAAAGGCACAATCTTCCCGTCGGCCTATCAGACCAGCCCCAAGGTCCGAGCCTGAGAAAGAGACGGGAGACCGGACTGGAGGACGTAGGAAGCTGTAGATGAGCTATCGTCATGGCGGCGACGTCACGCGGACGAATTGATTGTCAAACCCAAGACGGTCGGCTAATCCGGTCCGCCATGAACATTGGATTGTCAATGCGGAGAGTGGTCGAGTTAAAGGCAGCGGTAGGGGAGGATTACCGTGTTCACAAAAGCGCGAACCCCCGAACGTGGTGAACATTTACAGGAAAAACCCTGTCTCTCCGCACAAAACTCATGGCGGCGGCGAAAGCCGGAGGGGGAATAACCGCCGGGGGATCAAGATCAATTGCCACCGCTCGGCCCGCCATGTACTTTATACAGAACAAATCAAGGGAGATCGGTCTTGCGATACATAGAGTCACCAACCGTTTATGAACCGGATCTGACGACGCTCGTTCCAGAGAGCGAGTTGTATAACAAGCTATTTCTTGCTGGCGGGATTACCGGATGCCCGGACTGGCAAGCTGATGTGGTGAAGTTGCTTGAGAATACCGATGTAATCCTTTTCAACCCGAGGCGCAAGGACTTTCCTATTCATGATCCTTTGGCAGCAGAGGCACAGATCAAGTGGGAGCACGATCATCTTAGGAAGGCCAACGCCATCTTGTTTTGGTTTCCCAAGGAGACCCTTTGTCCTATCGTGCTCTACGAGTTGGGTGCATGGTCAATGACTGCGAAACCAATATTCGTTGGTATGCATCCATATTACCAGCGCAGGCATGATGTGGAGATTCAGACCAAACTGGTGAGGCGTGGCAATAAGGTGGACATCATGTATTCCATCGATGATCTGGTGGATCAGGTAATTCATCGTTGGAAACTGTAATGTTATTTGTTTTGGAAGAAAGCAGATCATGGCGGCAGCGAAAGCT